GCTGTCTCCATATAACTTTCAATTAATCCTTGCGCGACTTGCGCCGTGATCGCGTTGCCATAGGCGCGCAATCGTCCCACGCGGGAGGTAGCCCCATTAACCAACGGGAATGTGCCGGATCTAACTGGCCTCCACTTTCCATCCCTGCATCCAAGCCAGTCAACATCTCCCCAGAAGCCGTTAGTCTTATCGGCCCCGCCATCTTCGACATCTGAGTCAAACTGCTCCCCGACATCTTGGCCGTGATCCCACTGCCGCCCCGCGTCCCGTCCGAGGCTGATGGTGTGGTCCACCCCGCCAACCTCGCCGCATCCGCTGGGTTCAAACCCGCGTTCATCCCGCGCTTGATCTTCGCGTCCGGATCCTCGCCCCGACCGTTGTTCGTCGCATTCGGCGTCGGCCACCCCACCAACTGAGCCGCCACATCCAACGTGTCCGTGCTGATCTTGCCGTTGCGGATCCGACCCCCCATGTAACCGCCCTTGTGATCCCGCGTCGTCGGCGTCGGCCACGAACCAAAGCCGTTGCCGGATGTGCGGGGCGCCGAAGCCCGCAGAGCACAAATCGAAAGCCCCGAAGGCGTAGTCCTCTCCTTCCATGTCAGCTTGTACAAGGTCGAGCCAACCAAGCCCGTCTTTGCTCGCAACCTGCTCTCCAAAGATCGTTGAAGGGCGGCACTCCGCGATGAGGTGGTGCCAGTGAGGCCAGAGGTGCCGCTCGTCAAGCACCCCCTTTCTTGTGCCGCTCTGGCTGAAAGGTTGGCAGGGACATGAGCCCGTCCACACAGGCCGCTCGTCATCCCATCCCGCGGAGCGGAGCGCGTGGCTCCAGATTCCAATCCCCGCGAAGAAGTGACACTGAGTAAATTCAAAAAGCTCTTCTGGTCTGACATCACTAATACTCCTCTCGTCAACCACACCATCAGCAATGTGGCCCGCCTTAATTAATTCCCGCAACCATGACGCCGCATAAGGATCTATCTCATTGTAATAAGCACTCATGAAAACCGCTCCTTCAATCGCTTGGCGGCTTCCAACCTACTGTGAAGCTCCTCATGCTCCCAAGGCTCCGCATCACTGTCCAACCAAACATCCTCCAGATGCTCAATCATATGATCAATCGCAACACGCAACACAGCAAACTCTAAATTTGGCAAAACCATTATGTCGCCTTCCAAATCTCTAACGCATCAGCAAACGGCATGTCGTTCAAGATCCGACGGCCATTGACCCACGAGCCGTCAGTCACAGTAGGATAATACTTGGATCCATACACACCATCATCACCCTCCTTCTGAAACAGAATGTTGCTCTTCAGCTTGCGCTTCAATTCACGACCCGTCAAAAAATCATTGACTTGATCACAACACCACGACTCCAACGTCTGAGGCAAAGTATCATGAACCATAACACCATCCGCACCCTCATAACTAAAAGGTGAAGGAGGCAACGATTCAAAATACTCTTCAATAGATTTCATTACCAAACGGTAATCACGACTGTCACCCTTGAACTTAGGATGATCATAGTCACGGTCACAACCACCATGACCATCATTACTCACAACAGCAACAGGCTTGCCATCCACATATAGATTGGCCTGATAACAATGAGTCTCCTCAGAAGCCCACGCAGTATGCTTAATAGATTTTAATTCAAGTTTCATAAGTCTTTCCTTCCTTGTTTACTTGTTGAATACATGCAAGCTATTGCACCTCGGTCCTCGGGTCAAGGACTTTTTTGCAAGCAGCGGTTACGCGAGTTACACTATAGACACTTCCCCAGAGATTTTTTTGTTTTTTTTTTTTTTCATTCAAATATGGTGTCATCACCGTCATCACTGTCATCACCCCCTTATTTACAGTGCTTAAACAGCCCAGAAGTGATGACACCTGATGACATCTGATGACACTTCGCTGGGAAAAAATCGCTATATAGGAAAGTTGAAAGAGCCAATCACTTGGTATAGATTGTTGGATAACAACAACGGGGTGACCATGGGAAAGCTTGAACAGAAGATCGAAGAGGAACATGGTCGGACGCTGACCAACCGACAACGCACCTTCGCAAGGCACATTGTCGAGGGCATATACTCAAACGCCGAAGCAGCCCGCAAGGCAGGTTATTCTGCCGAGGTTGCCAACACCAGCGCGTCCAAGCTTCTCAATGGAAGAGACTACCCGCACGTTTTGGAATATGTGACCGAGCTCCGAGAGGAACGACAGCGGCGTTATGGTGTCTCCACTATCGGTCAGCTTCAACGGCTGTATCAACTGTCAGCGGGCGCCGAAGAGGCGGGCCAGTTTTCTGCGGCTATCAATGCCGAGAAGATCCGATCCGCGTTGGGTGGCTTGACTGTCGATAGGCGGGAGCAGATCAACACCATAGACCAGATGTCACGGGATGAGATCACTGCCCGTTTGGCGGCGTTGCAAAAGCAATACCCGCAAGCTTTTGTGATAGAAGGAACAGCAAAGGATATCACACCAGATGAGCAAGGGGCCGGAGGCGAACTTTTGGAACTCATTGAGGACAAACCTTCCGAAGAACTGCTTCGCGACAAGGATTGAAAACAAGCACGGTGGCGGGGTGCCTGATGTCCATTTGGTATGGGACGGTTTACCCTTCTGGATGGAATTGAAGGTAGCGAACTCCAACGCAATAAAACTCTCGCCTCATCAAGTTGCTTGGAATATGGCATATTGGGCTCGTGGCGGGGCGAATTTCTTCTTGGTAAAGAGGGCCAAGGAGCGTGATATACTTTTATTTGGGGGGAATCAGGGGCCCGCGGTCCTTGAGCAGGGGTGCCTTGCGCCCTGCGTCCTGCGCGTTGACAGTCCTGCGTCCTTGTTCTGCGCCCTGCGCCCTGTTTTGGAAGGTATCTTGCGCCCTGCGCCTTGATGTTATCGGTCCGCGGTCCGCGGTGCAAGGCGCAGCGGCGCGTTGGACAAATAAAAAAGGGGCCGAAGCCCCTTTTGTTAGTGTTCCACTATCGCGATTGATTTTGCTAGGCTCGAGCCCTTGCATAATTTGCAAGCGGTGCATTGAGCGCGGCGCCCTGCTTCTTTTGACGCAGGGCAAAGGGCCTCGTTCGCCTTGTCTAGGTCGCCTAGATCCGCGATTACTCGGAATGTCCGGTGTCCTTGTTTCCAATGCGCGACCGCTTGCGCGTGGTCGTCGGCGGATTGCATCGCGATATCGGGACGCCATCCGCTCTGATGTGAGTATGCGGTGAACGTGTCCGCCTCGGAAAGTAATTCTTCCCAAACGTGGGCGGGCACTGCTGCGGGGTCGCCATATGTACCGACCCGAATGAAACGCCCGCGCCCTATGGTCGCCGGATCCGCGGGTTGATACACGCCGCGCAAGTAAGATTTAAAAACGATTAAGACGCCTTGCCCTAGGTTAACATAACAGCGCCGCCCCTTGGCTTGCTTGCGGGCGGGGTCGGTAGTGACTTCGCCGCGCATGGTGCAATCGCCGCAAATTGAAAAGTCTTCGCCCGTTTTGCTTGCTTCCAGCGGGTTGATATCGGAGCGCAAGATATAGGTTTGCACGACCGCGCCCGTTTTTGTGTTACGATTTGAGAAAGTCGCGATAACGACGATTGGCTTGCCATCCAAGAGGCTTGGCCCATTGTAGATGATTCCGGATTTCATGGTGTTTGTTTCCTTATCTGTTGAATGCTTAGAGTTTAGCAGATTGTAAGTGGTCCGCAAGTTTTATTTTTCCTGCGCCTTGCGTCCTGCGCGTCGATCCTGCGCCTTGCGCCCTGCGCCTTGTCTTTTCTGTTTTACGTCGCAGCGCCAGGGCGCGACGCGAAAGGGCCCCGAAGGGCCCTGGCGTCATTCATATCCCCAGTCTTTAAAGAAGTCCTGCTCTTCGTAAGCTTTGAGATAGTCTTCTATCTGGGTTTTAGTCATCTTGTCTCGCTCGATCCGGGTTCCGTTGTACGTTCCGTCGGGCCAGTAATGCGGATCGACTAGCCTGCCATAGTAAGCATCGGCGCCGCCTCGATCTGCTGGATCTCCATGTGCCATAAAAAATGGGCGGGCTTCTCGGCCCGCCCCTCCCTAATTAAGATTGCTCTAACATCCGCTCAAATCCGCGACGCGCTTCCTCGGCAGCCTCGCGCTTGAGCTTTTGCAATTTGGTTACCAGTTCTTTGGCGCGGTAGTTTTTACCTTCCGCGGTGTCCAGATCGCTCAAGCTGCTAATCAGGTTTTCGATTTCGCCCAGATCGATTTCGACTTGAACCTTCAGGGTAGTTTCTGAAACGTAAGATTTTCTCATAACATCTTTCCTTGTTGAGATAGGCCTGATTGCCTATGACCCATCTTCGCATATAGCAAACAAGCTGTCAACAAGTTATTTGTCACTTGCCAAAGGTTGCCAAGTGGCAACGGTCCTGCGCCTTGACATATTTTTTGCGAGCGGAGCGAGCCTTGCGCCTTGCGCCCTGCGGCCCGAACGCCAAAGGCCCAGGCGCTGCGCACCTGGGCCCGAAGGAAAGAGGCTCATTAACCCAAGAGCCAGGGGATTCTTATGTGTTATCGAATAGCGTTGATCCGAGTGCGAACTGATACTGGGGTGCGTCCTAGCGATTGGGCGATACATAGCTCGATGACGTTCTTCTTTCCTCGCCCATCGAACTCGCGCAGCAGTCGCAGCAGCAAGTTATCTTCTTTTCTTTCCCAGGGTAGTGATACCCGGGGCCAGCCTCGTGTGCCTCGATTGTCATGCCATTGATTAAGGCTCGCAGCGGTAACCAGATCATCCGCATATGATTGTGCTCGCTGATAGTCTTCGTCATAAACGTAGCGCCATCCGCTTTCGATTGTGCTTGTGATGTTCATGGCGTTATACCCAGCCCATGATGATGGGCCCGAAGAGCACGGTTGCAATGATCAAGCCCATGACAAAGCCCAGCGTGATGTTCCATATAGTTTCCATTGTTCTTTCCTTCCTTATAGAAAAGCCCCTGGCGCGTAGACTCCAGATATCGGAGCAGCCAGGGGCGGGGTTCAGTTTATAACGCTGGGATGTTCTCTTGTGGCGCACCATACTCGTCGCACCATTCTGGATCCGCGTCGATTAGAAAGCCTCTGTACAATCGAGTGATATCTCGAGCGTAGGTATCGCCAAGCTCGTAACCCCCATCGTGCATCATAGGCGATGTGGCTGCTACAAACCAGCGAGCATAGGGATCTTTCTGTTCAGCAGCTGAGTGCTTGTAAGTTTTTAGAACCTTCCACACCATGCCGTGATCGTTGGCATATGTAGCGTAGGGTGTATCCGCTGGGCGGATTTTTCCAAATGAAGTTCTTGGCATTGTTCTTTCCTTTCCTAATTGAACAAGTAGAGTGTAGCCCAGATGGTACTGGGCTACAAGTCTTTTTATTCGTCGTTTGCTACTTTGCAGGCATAGTTCCAAGTCATCATCGCAGCTGTCATCAAGTGGATTCGATCCTCTTTGGGGTGCCGATTGATCCAATCCTCGATCACATCAAATGACTCTGGAGTGTTGAAAAACCCGTGGGGTTTGATTGTTTTAGTTTTATTGTCCATCTTTCTTTCCTTTGTTGAATGTGGGGGGCAACCGCCCCCCGTTGAATTATACCGCGACGAACTTCTTGACGCGTGTCTCTTTGGCATATTTGCGCCATACTGTCGGGCGGTTCTCTTTCCACCATGCCA